AGCGGCTCAGCTTGCACTTATGCGTCTTTTTTTGATAAAAAACGGTAGGTTACCAAATGACCCTCTGGGATGAGTGCGGTGTACAAAAAATAGACATTTTAAAAAAGTTGACCTTTTTCTCTCTGAAAATCTCAAAACCGATTAACAAATTGACACTTTTATGGATTTATTCAACAATTGAGTTATCAAACACTTTGAGGGGGAGATGTAAGTGGGAGATGTCATCTGGCTCAGTGTTACTGAGTACGCAGCACATCGTGGTGTATCAAAAGCAGCAGTATCAAAAGCTATTAAAAACAAGCGTTTAGATGATGCAATTGATGGCACTGGTAAAAGAAAAAAGATCAATCGAGATCTTGCTGATGAGCTATGGAATAACAGCGGAAAGCTTAAAGTTGACAACGTAAAAAATGAGGTCAACAAACAAGAAAACCAGGGACAAGAGATACCCCAGCAAAGCTCCCATGGTCAAAGATATGCTCAGTCCAGAGCAATGAAAGAAATTTATGCAGCAAAAAATGAGCAACTTAAATATGAGGAGAGATCTGGCAATCTTTGTAAAACCGAGGATGTAGTCAAGGCAGTGAAAGAAAAGACAAAGCTCACTAGGGACTACTTGCTCAACCTACCAGACAAGCTTGCACCAATCTTAGCAGCTGAGACAGATCTTGATGAGATCCACAAGCTCCTCACCACTGAGATCAATAATGCTCTCACCAATTTATCACAAGGAAAGATTTTTTAATGCTTGCTGATGGTAGTCAAATTGTAAAAAAGGCTTTTCTTGATGGCTTTAGGCCAAAAGAGATCTTGACTGTAAGTCAGTGGGCAGACAAGTACAGGATTTTGCCAAGAAAGACATCATCAGAGCCAGGGCAATGGAGGACAGAGAGGACACCATATCTCAGAGAGGTGATGGATGAGCTTTCTCACATGAGTCCAACTAAAAAAGTTGTATTTATGAAAGGGGCACAGATTGGTGCTACCGAGGCAGGCAATAACTGGATTGGTTACACGATTGACTATGACCCTGGGACAATGATGGTTGTGTGGCCATCCTTACCAGATGTAAAGAAAAACTCCAAATTGAGGATCACACCACTACTTGAGGGGACAGAAAGACTCAAAGAAAAAGTATCAAGTGGCAAGTCCAAGGATGATAAAAATACTGCTCTCTTTAAAGATTTTGATGGTGGTGCCCTTGTTTTATCAGGTGCCAACTCTGCATCAGGGTTGAGATCAGTCCCAGCTAAAAAGCTCTTTTTGGATGAGATTGATGGATATCCTCTTGATGTTGAGGGGGAGGGGGACCCAATTGAGCTGGTCATGGTAAGGACTAGGACTTTTTCTAAAAGAAAAGTTTTTCTTGTATCAACACCAACTTTTAAAGGAGTCTCAAAAATTGAGAAAGAATTTAAAAGCAGTGATCAAAGATACTACTATGTGCCATGCCCACATTGCCAAGAAAAGCAGATTTTAAAATGGGAAAATATACACTATGAGACTGAGGAGGCAGGTCCTGATGATGACCATGACCTTGTCACTTATGCTGCTTATTTTTGTGAGCATTGTGGTGAGGAGATCCAAGAACATCACAAGACAAAAATGCTGGCCAATGGAGTCTGGATCAAGCACAACCCTAAAAGCAAGACTGCAGGTTTTCATTTATCAGGAATTTACTCACCTCTTGGGTGGTACTCATGGATTGAGCTCTGCCAAGACTATGTAAGAGCAATCAATAATCACGAGAAAATGGTAACATGGGTCAATACAGCAAAGGGTGAGACCTATGAGGATGATGGCGAAAAGCCTCAAGAGGATATTCTTTACCAAAGACGTGAGAGCTATGAGATTGGTGTAGTGCCAAAAGGTGTTATTTTTCTCACCTGTGCGGTCGATGTCCAGGGTAACAGGCTTGAGGCAGAGGTTATTGGATGGGGACGCAAAAAAGAAAGATGGTCAATTGAGCACATAGTTATCCCAGGCAGTCCAACCGATGATGATACATGGGACGATCTTGAGCAATACATCACAAAGTTTTTCCCTCATGTTGATGGCCACATGATGCAGATAAGAATGACAGCAATTGACTCTGGGTACTCAACCCAGGACGTTTATAATTTTGTGAGAAAGTTTGACCCTAAAAGAGTTGTTGCAATCAAAGGTGACTCAAACATCGCCCAGATGGTTGGAAAGCCTCGTGCAGTGGATGTAAAAGAAAATGGAAAAGTTATCAAAAAAAGAGGGGTGCAATACTGGCCACTTGGGACCCATGTGATCAAGTCAGAGATTTATGGCAACCTCCAAAAGTCCTTACCAGAGGATGACAAAGAAAACTTCCCAGCAGGATGGACTCACTTTCCACAGTATGAGATGGAATATTTTAAGCAGCTGACAGCTGAGGAGAGGAGAGTCTCAAAAAACAAAAAAGGTTTTACAGTTGTTGAGTGGGTAAAGACAAGAGAAAGAAATGAGATCCTTGACCTGCACGTCTATAACAGAGCAGCAGCGTCAATTGTTGGGATTGATCGACTTAATGAGTCTGGTTGGCAAAAGCTTGAGAAAAAAATTAATGTTGTGAAAAACATAAAAAAAGACGACAATAAAAAAGATCAGGTCAAACCAGAAAAGAAAAAAAGCAAAAAACGCAGAGGATATTGGTAAATGGCAAGCGAGGGATTTACACAAGAAAAGCTCAAAGCTTTAGAGGATGCAATTGCTGAGGGTGCCTTAAGAGTCAAGTACAATGACAAAGAGGTACAATATCGCTCCCTTGATGAGATGATGCAGATCAGAGCAACAATGAGAAAGGAGCTTTGTCTTGACAAAACACCTGATAAAAAGGGACTCTTTGGTGGCAAAAGAATAAATGCACAATACTCAAAGGGACTTTAAAAGATGAGCTTTCTCGATATCTTTAAAGGTAAAAAAACAAAAACAAAAAAAAGAGGATATGATGGTGCAAGTAAAAAGGCACGAGTATCACAATGGCTTACATCAAACAGAGATGCAAACACAACCCTTGAGGCAAGCCTCCCAACCTTAAGAGAGAGATCAAGAGATCTCAACCGCAACAATCCTTACGCAAGAAAAGCAAAAAATGTTGTGACAAGCAACGTGATTGGCAAGGGGATAATGACCCAAATTGATGGCCCAAGAGCACTACAGGATGCGTGGAAAGCATGGGCAGACACATCTGCCTGTGACTATGATGGCAGACTCAATCTTAAGGGCCTGCAAGCACTTGTGATGGATACAATACAAGAGTCTGGTGAGGTCTTAATTAGGAGACGCATCACGTCCAATTCAGAGTATCCTTTTCAATTTCAAGTTTTGGAGCCTGATTTTTTAGCATCAAACGCATCACCAAAGACAAGTGGCAACAATGTGATCCAGGGCATTGAGTTTGATAAAAACGGCAAGAGGGTTGGATATCATCTTTATGAGCAACATCCAGGATCAAATAAATCAACAACAAAATACAACTTTATCTCAGTTGATGAGGTTGAACATATCTACAGACAAGAAAGACCAGGACAAGTGAGAGGAGTGCCATGGGCAGCTCCAGTGATCATTAGGCTTAAAGATCTTGATGACTTTGAGGACGCTCAACTTATGAGACAAAAAGTTGCAGCTTGCTTTACAGCTTTTGTCCACGATATCTCAGCAGATTTTGACTGTGAGGACACAACTGATCTCGGAGAAAAAATTGAGCCAGCTCTTATTGAGCACCTCCCACCAGGAAAGACAGTCACCTTTGCAGATCCTCCAGGGGTTGAAAACTATAAAGAATTTACATCAGCACAACTCAGAGGAGTTGCAGCTGGGTATGGAATATCATACGAGGCATTGACTGGAGACCTTACTGAGGTCAATTTTTCAAGTGCTCGCATGGGATGGATCGAAATGAGCCGCAACATCGACTCATGGAGAGATCAACTTATCATCAACTCATTTTTAGGGAGAGTCACAAAAGACTTTCTCCTTATGGCAACCCTATTGGGCATTAGCACAAAAGGTGTTGTTTTTACCCACATCTCACCTAAAAGAGAGATGATTGACCCAACAAAAGAGATCCCAGCAATGGTCGATGCGATTAGATCAGGATTGGTATCAAGATCTGCTGCAGTTGCATCAATGGGTCAAGATCCTGATACAGTTTTTGAACAGATCAAAAAAGATAATGAAAAAGCAGATAAGCTTGGC